TTATTTTCTTATGGAATCTATAATCTTTGAATAATTTTCTTATATGAGTTACATTATTGTAAATTAGAATATCTCTATCTAAGCTTCTCATTCTTTTAAATTCATCTATGCCAATATCTAATCCGTTAGCCATTATCCCCTCTTTTTAATTGAATCTATTGCATTTTGTAAATGTATAATCGCTTGATGAAGACTAATCAAATTTCCGTTATCGTGGTGTTCATCAACTGCTTCCTCTCCATACACGTTAGCAATCTTATCCCTCGCAGATACAAGTTTCTCAATGTTTCCCATACGCCTCCTTTAAGATTTTCTCAACATCATTTCTTACTGGGATATATTTATCTACTTTAATCGCTTTAATTAATGATTCCCTTGTTTTAAACATCATGACAAGATCTTTCGCAGTATATTTACCAATCCCTTTGATAGCAATCAATTCTGATTCAAAATCTAATTGTTTTGTTTCTACTATCTTATCTTTTATTTTTCCCTCAGTAGTTTTTGGTTTTGCTAGATCTAAAGCCTCTAATCCATTCGCTAAACCAACTTCCTTAGATAAATTAACTTTTTGATTTGTTTTAACAGCAATCCATCTATATCCATTTGTCTCTTTAATTCTAACTTGGATTCCTTTCCCCCGATTTATAAATATCATTTTACTCCCGATATGTAATTTCTACTGTAACTGTTTCCGCAGCGGCTGCACTTGCTAAAGTCAAAATTACTTTACCAAAAACAGCGTAACATCCATATACCGCAGTATCTCCACCTTGTGCATCACTTACATCTAATGCCGAACCAGTATTATCTGTTAATGCTACTCTTGGATAAAAAGCAGTATCAGTATTCCCAGTGTAATCTAATAACGCCTGAGCAACTTGTTCTCCAACTGTATCTATGTTTATATCCATTGAAGCACCAGTAACATCTGTTGATATTTTTAATATCTCTCCATGTATGGCAATTTCACTAGTAGCGGTTACTCCTGTGCCCCCTGCTGGGACTGTTGCGGTTATTCTAGTTTGTTTTATCATGTTTTACTCCCTTAATTTAATTGTTTTAAGTCCTAAGACTATCTTTTTTTCCGAAATCAAAAAAAGATAAAAAAATAAAAATAAATAAATTACTTTTTTGCTTCAAGTTCAACTTGTTCTTCGTAGTCTTTCTGGTCTGTGAATGCACTTGGCCCTAACTCCTTAGCTGTTGGCTTAGAAACTTTCTTTGGTTTAGATTTTTCTTTTGCCATTTTAACAATTAATTAATGCTCCACCACTTGCGTCGGTCACATAATTCCTAATACCTGCACCTACGTCAGTTATTGTTGTATTAAAAGTTCCACCTAAATAGTTTCTTGCTAATAACAAAGTTCCTGCAGTTGGTGTTCCTGTGAATACAATTCCACCAGTTGAACTTCCTGAAATTCCAAATAAATAATTATCAACATATATTGAATAATTTCTATCCCCTGTTGCATCTACTGCCATTATTCCAATTGTATCTACATCCACATTTATAGTGTTTCTTCTAACAGTGGTTCTTGTTCCTGAACATCTAATTGCTGCTGTTGCATGTGATTTAAAATAACAATCTTCTATTGTTAAATTTACACAATCAGCTGTCAAGTATCCTTCTACTCCATAAGTTGCTGTTGCATATCCATCAAAATTAACATTATGTATGTATGTTGAATAAACTGCCCCATCTGCTGCACTACCAATTTGTATACAAGAATATGCTCCTCTTTGAGATAAGTTCAATCCTGCAATTTCAAATCTGTCTCCTGTAACTACAAACATTGGTGCTGTTCCTGTACATTTAAGTGCTGCTGCTTGAATACATTCACTTGAATTTGCTCCGAATATTTTCAATCCATCTTGAGTGATTGCTATTCCACCCGCTGCAACTGTTTCTATTGAATTTGGTGCGATTAAAATTGTATCATAATCTCCAGCTTTAGTTACTGCTTCTTGCAATGTTATAAACGCTTTTAACCAAGTCGAACCATCTCCAGATACACCTGTATCTTTTGCTTTATCAACATACCAAATATTTGTACCTTTCTTAACAAAATTAAATCCTGCTCCTGAAGTTCCTTGTGCAAAACTAACATTACCAGTATAATCTCTATCTCCTGTATATGTGCCTGTTACATTTCCGTCTTTTGCCATTTTTTAGTCAAAGACAGATCAATAAGCCCAAATAAGGATTGTTTTTACACCAGTATCTCCACCACCTAAATCTACAGTCAATACACTTGAACTTACACTTGTTGCTGTTGGGTCTTGATTTACTACTACTTGTCCAGTAGTTGTTTCATCTGAAACCAATACAGCGTGAACATTTGTACATCCAAATTTAGATAAATCTACTGTTACATCATCTGTTCCGCCGACTGTTGTCGAAGGGCAAACTACTTGTATCATCTTAATACCAGCGTTTGGTGAGACTTCTGTATTTACACAATCATCTTCACTTACTATTATTGTCATATTTTTATACCTCCTATTATTTACTAGTTTTTAAGAGTTTATTCTCTTGTTATTTTTTCTTAATTTAAAAAAATAAAAATAAAAAATCTAAAAAATAACAAAAAGGATTATGCAATATCATCAATGAAGCTATTAAACGCAGTATTTCTCATAATAAGACATTCATACACTTTCAACATAAACTTCTGTGAATCATTAGTTTTAGCTAAATCTTCATAAGTCATGTCTTGTAGAACTCTCATTTCTATGAAATCTGTATCTAAAAAGAATATTTGTTTTGCTCCTGATGTGTTACTTAAATACATACTAGGAATAACTGGTATTGGCCCAACCATTGTTTGTAGTACTAATGCAGCACTAACCCCAAAAGGTAATGTTCCTCCAGCAGTCATATCGCCTGGACTATATCTAAATGTGTCAATCATCAACTTTCTAATATCAACTAAAACACTACTTGAACATACTGCGATTTTTGGCCTTCCACCATCATCAAAAGCATATCTTACAGCTGTTTCAATATCATCATAAGTTAATGCAGCCGCGTCTAAATCTACAACGTTTGTATCTGATTGTAACTTAACAATTCCTGAAAATTCTGTCGCAGTTGTTGTGGCATCACCATTAACAATCAAAGATTCTTCTTTTTCTCTCAATTCTCTAGCTTTCATAACGACTTCTAATTGTTTCGCATTTGGTGCTCCTACTGAACTAAATGGCCCGCCTGCTCCTAATCCTGCTCCTGTACCTTGGAACCCTTCCAAAATATAAGATGGATAAGCAGCTTGTGATTGACCAGTGACTCTACCAACCGCATAAATATATTTTATTGCTGTGCTAGATCTATCGTAGGTATCTGTAGTTTCAGGTAATGCAGCATCTTCTGCAGCAGTATAAGCTCCACCTTTAGCAGTGATTATATTATAATCCGCAGTTGTTCCTTGGTTTGTAACCCTTGGAATTAACTCTACTAATGGTGTAAATTTCCTAGTTGTATCTACGACCCTAGGGTCAAGATAAATAGGAATCATAGCGTATCCTTCTGTTCCGGCTCCACCTGATGTAGTTGTTACAGCCTTAAATCCTATATCAAATGCTGATTTAAGATTTGGTCTAACATCTACGCCTTTCCATCCATCTACATAACGTGTTCCATCAGCCATACCCCCGAAAGAGTGGCTATAAGCAGATTTTACATTCACCTGCCCTACTGTTCCAGTATAAACACCGTCTTGTTCTGTCATTCTAAGCTATTGCATCGAGAGGATTAACTTCTTTCTGAATAGACATTTCTTTTATCTGTGGCTCTGCTAAACTTTTATGAATTGGCTTTATTAATAAAGCTTTTATTTCAGCAAGTTCTGTAGATTGTTTTTCCACAAGTTCTTTTAATGTCTTTAATTCACTTTTTTGCTCAGCCTCTTTTTCTGGAGTTTCAACTTCTTCTGGTTCTGCTGGTTCTACAGCTTCTTCAGTTTCTGTTGCTTCTTCAGTAACTTCTGGCTTTGCTTCTTCCTCTGACATCTTTTTTAACCTCCTTATAGTTTTTTTAGTATCACTTACGTGAGTATTATTTTTTCCCTCTAATTTTACTTTACATTTTGGGCACATTTTTTTATTACATGGGTTCCCTTTTTCTTTTTTATAAGTAGTTCCACATTTAGGGCATTTACAAGTTTCGGCACCACCATCTCCTTGCTTAGGGTTACCAACTCCTTGCCCTTCTTTTCTTGTTTTTACTTCTAATCTGTGTTCTATCTCAGGGTTATCTTCCTTTTCTTGTTTATATTCCTCAACTGCATCAATAGATTTTAGAAATACATCTAGATTTTGTGCATGTGTATTAACTGGATTCCCTGTTAAAGCCACATTAAGTAATCTAACATCATCTAATAATCTTATTTCTTCTCCGTTTAATGATTTGTTAGAAATTTTAGTTGGAATAAAAGCAATAGAATAAGAATCTAAAAACCTCTCAATAACATTTCCTTTTATATTCTCGAAATCATTTCTAAAGTTATTAAGTTCAGATTTGACTAAAAGTCCAAAACCTTGTTCTTGTTCTCTCACTGTCGCATCAATTATTTTGCCAGCGGGTATAAGTGTTTTGTTAATTTCTTTTTCTTCAACACTATTTCCCCTAAATGCCTCGTGTTCAATATCTAACTTAATGTTTCTTTCAAGGATTTGTTTCTGCATAGATTCTAAACAATTCTTTGTCACTATATCATTAACCAAATCCTTATCTGTTGTAGAAATAAGCCCCTCCATAAATATCTTCTCTTTTCCCTTGACTTCAACTACATTAACATTAAATGGAGTTGTAAATACAAATTGAGTTGCTTCCATGATAATCTTAAACTTATTTTCTATTTAAAGATTATTGCTTTAATAATTGATTATATTTCATCTAGAATTTCAGATAATTTATTATAATCTATTTGGATTATCAAATCAAAACTATTTGTTACTTCTTTTTCTATGCTAGATCTTAAACCAATCTCACTATTTAGTTGAATCATTACTGGAGAATTAATTTCAAACTCTCCAGAATTTTCTTTCGAGATTGGTACTCTCATCTGAATAAAATACTCTCTTAATTTCTTCTTTAATCTTGGTACTTGACTGAAATCTAATATTTTTCCATATCCTTGTGTTAGGATTCTTTGGTTATCCCCATACCCAATAGTCATTAATCCAGAAGAATTAATCATGTTGGTACACGTTTGTATACGTCCCTTTCAGTAGCGCTACCTGATTTATTTTGCAGGTTGAATGTGTATATTGGGGTAGTATTATCATCATCATAAAATATCATTTGATTCCCTTTAATTTCCCATTTGTTTTTCTGGATTTTTAGGATTTTTCCATTAGCCCCATTTTCATTTGAAGCATAAGTATATCTATCATACCCAGAAAGCGTTACGCTATCTGCCCTAATTACATAATCTTCATCTTCATCATAAGTTATAAAATCATAGTAATAAAATCCACCTGCTATTTCTGTCATTGCTTGGTCATTAATTGTATGATTTCCATCTTTAGTCCAAACATCTATTTTTGGAGATAAACCAGTCTCAGGAGTACCAGAATTAGTAAAGAATGTATTAATTATCATGATTATGTCCCTATCCTAATTAAATTTAAATTAGCACTATAATAATTTCCTGTACCTGTATGTCCAACATCTGCTGTTGTTAGTTTTACTTTATCACCTACACTTAAATCTATAAATCCACTTCCTGTCATTGTCATAATATCCGCTCCAGCTGCCATTTTCTTATGACTTTCTGAACTATCTTGTTTTACTCCATTAATATTAACAGTAGTAAAATATATATGATTATTCTGTCCATCTCCTGAAGCCATATAATTAACTAAATATCTTCCTGCAACCTGAGCTTCTAAATAATCTCCAGCATCATTAAACTCAAAACCATTGACTGTACTATTTGTAAATGTTAAATTATAAAATTGTCCATCAACAGCAAAGTTTAATTGTGTTGCAGTATGATTGTGATACCACATTTCTCCATATATTTGATTACCTGTAAAGTTCCCTGTTACATTTAAATCTCCTTTTAACCAAAAATCTCCAAGTTTATTAATCCAACCGACATCTAAAGAATCTAATTTCCTACGCCATAACATTATAATACCTGGCTGTATAAAAGTAAAACTAACACTTGTTGTATTAAGATTATTAGCGGTATCATTACAAAACAATGTCCAGTTATTATTCCCCTCATTAGAATTCAAACCAGAGATATTTATACCCATAACTACGGGGGTACTATTAATTATTCCACCATCATTTGAATACCAGCAATAACCAGGATAATCCTCATTATATGTATAATTGATTGTACTGATGTTTGTTGTATAAGTGGTATTTGTAGGGCCAACAATAGAAACCTTAGATTTTATTGAATCAACCCAAAAACTAACAAAATCAGAGCCAACATCATTGATAGTATTATTACACCACATTGTCCAGTTATTATCTCCTTGATTTGTTGTTAAACTTGAAAAATTAGTACCAATAGCAATAGTAGAGCTATTAGTAACATTATTATCTCTTGACATCCAACAAGAATCTCCACTAAGCCCTGTCCAAGTATAATTCATGGTTGTAATATTATCTGTATAAGTTTGATTAGTTGGTGCAATAATAGAAACTGCTGGTGCAAATAAACTTTCATAACTAATTCCTGAACCTGCATTATAAAGATCTGAAACTTCTTGCGCTGATAGAGTTCTATTCCAGATTCCTAATTCATCAATTTTTCCTGTGAAATCACTATTTCCATTCCATTGCTCAGCAATCCTATGCCCTCTTCCACTATCTAAAACAGGAGTTCCTTGACCACTAGATACATAATCTGTTGCATTTAATCCGCCATTTACATAAATTATGCAAGTAGATCTATTCCACTCTGCAACAATATGATTCCATTGCCCATTTAAATAACCTTTAATTCTGTGGGTTGTACATGCATTTTGACTCCCATCAAACATCCTCATATTCATACCTGTTGCTGAACTATCATACAAAACCGTTTGAAAATAATTTTCATTGCTATCCATATATCTGGTTGCAACTTGGGTTCCTCCACTAGTTCCCCTGATCCAAAAACTCCAACTATGATCTGAAGTGGAATAATTTATAGAATTATAATAAAGTGATCTCTCTAAATGATCATTACTTCCATTAAAAGTTGCTGCATTTCCAAGTATTCCATCATCACCCTTCATAATCCCAGCATCACTTGCAGTCAAATTATAAAGAGCTGGATTCACAGAATCTGATGCAACACTACTAATATCATCCATTTTATAGTAAGCAGCAAGCCCTTCATTTAAACCTTCACTCCAAATAGCATGATTTAATATCCATTTTCCAGCTATTTCCCATTTTGCATCTATTTTATCGCCGACTAATACCTCTGTCATTAAACATATTTCAATATCCCTATTAGGAATATCTAAATTATTTAATTTATCATAACCTGTAACAATTTCAGTAGGCACATATCTAGTAACATGCGCAGGACAATCCTGACTTAAATCATAAACATTACATCCAAGATCATCAAGTTCCCATTCGACTCCTACTTGCTCAATTTTAGTTAATCTTTCAGCAAAATAATAAGTTTTCTGAATAACTTTTCCTGTTTTTTCATCTGTAAATATAACTTCTCCTAATCCATCTTCGATAGGAGTACTAAAGTTCTGGAATTTATAACACATGGTTGATCTTTCCTTGCCTGGAATAATCCTTTTAACTTCATCTACAGATTCATGAGATGATAAGGTTATTTCCCCTAATTTCTTGCTTATTCCTAATGTTCCTAATACTCCAGATTTATCAATAATTTCAACAGTCATATCTTTATCTTTGTAGGTATTCCAACTATCAGGATTAGGTTTATTTTCAATCCCCTCCCACCCAGTTTTACAATAATTATATTTGCTAGGTGTTGACTCATTGTAATAACACCTTGTTTGAATGCCGTTTGCATTTACTGCACTAAGTTTAAAACATAAACCGACAGCATCTTCATCTAAACAATAATAAGCATTATCATTAACATCGATATAATAAACTGTACTAATTAAAGTTAATGCAATAAAAAGTCCTGCAGTCAGTTTTATCAAATCACTCATCTTTCCACCACCAAGTATCCATTTTCAAAATATACCTGAACTGAATTTGTACTATCCTCTAATTTAAAATCATCATCTACTACGTTTGTTTTATTTGTCATCACTAGATTTGTATAATTCATTTCCCTCATTGATGCATAGGTTAGATTGTAAGTACTAAGATAACTCTCATTGTAGGTTGATAAATAACTTGCATTATTAATTAATCCTGTAAAAATAGTATAATTTCCATTCCAACTAGCATCTAATTCTGTAAAATTAACATTATATAATGAACTTCCATCTCCAATAAAATAATATGCAGTTAAATTTCCAATTGTATTAACGGTTCCATCTCCAGGTCTTAATTCCATATCACTATACAAAGTTCCAAAATAAGGCTTATCAATTGCCCCATAATCCGTTACTCCAAACACATGCAAATCATTTAAATCATTATCTGCTCTAAAAATAATTTCATTACTAGATTTTAATTCAATTGTATCTGAGGCATCTATAAAAACATAATCAGTTGCACCACTATATATTCTTGCATTAGCACTTCCAAACCAGATACTCCCAGTTTCTTTTAAAGTCATTCTACCAACCCCTGTAAGATCATTCAAAGACATATTCAAATCCCCAGACATATTATCACCTGCTTCATCAACCCAATATTCACTAGTTATGTTTGAAGCGTTAATGTTCCCAGATAGTTCCCTTGCAAATAGGCTTGAAAAGTTTCCATCTACACCATATAAATCTCCTGTTAAGGTTAAATCAAAACCAGTTATATCATCAGCAGAAATATCTGAGACATATAAATCCCCCCACCTCAAAACACCTGAACCAATATCAAATGCTAAACTAGTGATAGGCATTAAGCTTCCATTAAAATAAGAATTATCCCAGATTGTTAAATTCCCCAAACATTCTATAATCCCATTATCACCGCCCAAAAAACAAGTTGTATCAGTATCATTTCCAAACTCGGTAGGTGCCCCATAAGTTGAATAAGCCATTACCAAGCTTACACATAACAAAATAAATAAAATAACAATCATCTCTATAATTCCAATTTTCATATTTTTAGTACTCTCCCTTTTATCTTTAAATTACCATCTGAATCTATTATCGCAACCACCACATCATCAATACTTAATGAATAAGTTTTTGCAGTTGAATCATAAATCCATGCTGTTCCTGATAGAGCCTTAAGCATTATATTTTCCATTATCCGAGTATATAATTTAATTTAATCTGAAGTTTTGCCGTTATTGGTTTCATTGTTGTTAGTTCTGGCTTAATCTCAAAAGATACTTCCTCCATCGTGTGTGGTTGTATAGAATCTATTTGTTTTGTTATTTCTACGCCATCTCCAATAAGTGCTAGATCTAAAGCAATCGGATAGTCGATTATATTCTCAATAAAAATACTTTTTGTAGTGGTTTCTCCGGCTTTTACTTTATCGAAAACTATCTCTTGAACTTCAAGCTTGTCTTGATTGAGGTATATCTTTATCTCCTCCATTTAGATTACCCTCCAGTTTCTTTAATAATTCTTCTTTTCTATCTTTAATTTCTAACTCTTTTTCTTTGAGTTTTATATCTAACTCGTTAGATAACTCTTTTTCTTTTCTTGCTTTTTGTTCTTCTGTTTCTTCTTTTGATAAGAATGTTACGGCTGAACGGCAATTTACATGAGCAGGAGGCATTGTCCCTTCCCATCCAGTTTTAGAATCCTTGAAATTTTCATCTATATCTACTGTCTGGCCATTTAGTCGCATACAAATCTCGCTAGTTCTTTCATCTTTTGCAGATGACCATCTCTTGAATAATCTTTCTTTACTTGATTTAAATGCTTGGAGTTTTCCTTGGTTTTCGGCCCTGTTGGTTTCTGTCCGAGCAATCATTAAAGCTCGGTTTTCCCCAACATCAAACACTTTTTCAATTCTGGCCTTTATGTTTGATAGTCCCTCATTGTTTATAATTCCCCGCTCTAGTTCTGCTCTTAAATCATTTTTGATTTCTTCAGTCATATCTACTATATTATTAAATGTATAATCTTGAATGAAAGTTACTGCACCCTTATTTAGCATTAGGTTTTTCTCTAGTTGTTTTTCTGCACTATCCCAGCCCTTCATAAAAGTATTTTTAATAACTGCATTAGTTATATCATGTAACCCTTCAAACGATATTAAAATCATTATCTCTTTTATTGCGGAATCCATGCTTTTGATTTGTCCTAAGATATTAGGCCCGAATTCCTTGTCTACAACTGCTTTAATCTTTTCTTTGTTAAGATCTAGCAAATAGCTTATACACTTCCTTAATTTCTCGCCATTCATTTGTTCATTTTCTTTAGGGATTAATGGGTTTTCTGTTTGTAAAGCTTTTTCAATATCTTTTTTCTCAGGTTTCTTTTCGGGTTTTTCTTCATCATCAGTTCTAGAGTCTTGTGTACTTTCTTCCTTTTTTCTTGTATCTTCTTCTTTTGAGGGGTCATTGCCAAAAGAGAAATTATTTCCTTGATTACGTTTAGGGTCTTCGTCACCCCATTCAACTTCTTCTAATCCTTGTTCGGTTCTAATCTCGTTTACAGTCCTTATTCCTGCATCTATTTGTACTTGATATAAGTTTGCTTTCTTCATCTCTGCTTCAACATCAAATACTAAATACTTAAAAACTAACCCTTCATACTCAAATTCTGAGATTATCTCCTGATTTAGATGGTATTCAATTAGCCTTAGTAATGGGTTTATTGCTCTCTTTCTAAATACTTCCGATTGAACTATCTGATTAGCCATTCCACTAGCATCTTCTGTGTAACCTAATTCTGTAGCAGTAACACCAAAAGAAGCCCAAACCATTTTACTCCACCATTTTTGCCCTTCAATTAATTGTAATTCTGCATTGGTAAATCCTAGCCTCTCGAATTTTGGA